GTTTATTATCTATGTTAGAGTTCCAAGCATTCATATCGTCTATATACATAAGGTTGAAATTATATAATGCAGTATATAAACGAGCTATAACCTGATAGTCACGAGATTGTTTACTATATTCTATAGGTGTTTGTTTAATAACATTTATCATTATTTGTAATTCCTCATAGACTTAGTAATATCTATATTTGAGTTATCTATATCAATCTGAGCTATAGTAATAGCATTAGCAACATTATTATAATCCCAGAACATATTTGGATTAGATACATCATCATCTTGAATTGCTTTGCTGAGTTCAGGTTCATAAATATAATATGGTTTGATATTGGTATTATTAGCAGACTCAAGCAATTCATTAATTCTATTAAGTACAGCATCTAATGTAACATTACCATCTACACTTAAGTTATCATTTAAGCCAGTTACAACTTTAGGATTATAAATTGTAACAGCTTCTATTGTTGAAGGTTCACTATTCCAAGAAAGTGTAAGCCTTAATGTCTTATTCACTGTTACTAAATCATTAGTGTATTCAGAAGATTCAGCAACAGCATCTACAGGTGTAGGATAACATACCCTTATAAGGTACATACACTCTTTAGTAAAATCTAATGTAGAGCTTGCACTGCCTATATTATAATCTTGTACTAATACTTCTACTTCACTATCTTCAGCTGATATGCTTGCAGTAACAGAAACAACCTCATCTTCATTTTCACAAGTAAAGAATACAGGAATGATATATTCTCTGGTATTTTCACTATATGGGCCAAATGTGTTTGTATATGCAAAAGGTAATGTTATTGTGCCTGTTGAACCTTCTATAGCAACAGCATAAGTATCATTATTAGAAAGTAACTCTTTTGTAGTACCATCTATAGTAATTGTTGGTTTTTCAGTTACAAATTGTCTGATATTAAACTCTTCATCACTAAAATCAGAAATATTAACTGCAGAACCACCATAAGCACTAAAGTCCATGTTTGTCTGTAAGAAAACATCTTCTCCTGCAGAACTACCTTCTATTGTCTTTGTATCTCCACCATTATACATAATGGTTACAGATTGTCCAGGATATAACTGTTGAGGTGTAGTATTATTAGAAGTTAAATCTAATCTACTCCTTATAAGGTATGGTTCTGTAGAAGATGATAATTCAGCTTGGCTACCATCTGACAAAGTATATCTTATAGTTCCATCACATACTTTCCAATCATTAGAAATAGCACCAGATGCTGTTGACCAATTATATATTTTTACATTATCAGCTTCTCCTAATGTAAGAATGTTCATTTCTTGTAATGATAAGTTATTTACACTGAAGTCCATATATTGCCAAGAAACACCTGATTGATAGCCTTCTTTGCTTATGGAGTAAATACTTACAGGATTAGGAGCAGCCCAGTTTGAAGTATCACTTGCACTCCTTGTAATTTTTGTACCTGCACCAAGAATAACCATAGAGTCAAGTACAGAATTACTATATATGAAATATTCACCAGAATTGAGAATTATACTATCTTCTCTGGTGCCACCACTTGTACCATTATTAAATAAAATGTTACCACTATTATTTCTTATCCAATAACAAGGTGTATTAACACCATCTAATATTGTCTCAAGCAGTACTCTATGTTCTATTTGTTCACCAGCAGCGAGAGCAGTAAATCTCTCATTTTCGTGATATGCACCATATATATCAGTCCAACTCTTTTTAACACCTACATTAGGGTCACTAGCAACAAGGTTGAAACTAGGCTTTATAACATCTCCTGGATAATATTCAGAAGTTGATGTAGAATCACCTTGTGTATAAATAAGAATTAAAGACTCACCAGCTTGTAATTTATAATCACTGTTTTTAGGTACAGGGCTTTCTGCAGTGTGTGTAGCAGAATTAAACCTATAATAAACATAAGTTGGGAATACTACATCTGTGCTATAACTTGGCCATGCTACCTGTATATACTCATTAGGTTTAATAGTATAATCAAGGTTCATTGAATTATCATCTGTATTCTGAACTGTTATGTAAGATTTAACACTAACATCAGAATAAGAAATAGGAGTAAATGAACTTGTAATTGTTAAACTTGCATTAGTATTATTTATAATACCATATTGAGCATAAGCATTGCTATTATAAACATAATTATTGCCATCTAACTGTATTGTAACTTGTTTATCACCACTTAAATCATATGTGCTGTGTGCAGGTATGGTTATTGTACCACTATTACATTTAATAGAAGCATTAGTAGCACTGTCAAAATTATATGTTTCTGTAGTAGTAGTTGTTGTTATTGATTGTGAAGCTGAAACTGGAATTGATACTTCTGAGGATATACTTGAAACATCATTATAAACAGATGCATCTTCATCAGCTACTACCTGTCCAAACTCTACATCAAAATCATTATCAAATTTGAATAAGCAAAGTCTACCAGCAAGAACATTCTTAGCAACTAAATCTACAAGATATTTACTATCAAAGAAATCTACCTCTTCACTAGTACCATCTGCTTTCATAATCATAACTTTAGGATTATATTCAAAATCTTCAAGTCTGATATTCTTTATTCTATCATCAGCATTAATTATTACATCATAGACTACATCATAATCTAATTCTTCACCAAAATCAACCTCAGCTGCATTAAAGTTTTCAGATAAAGCAATATAAATATTATTTATAATATCATCTTTTTCTGCTTTTGTAACCTTGGAATATGGTGTAACAGTAATATTTAATGGTAAGTAGTTCTTAAAGCAAAATACATCTCCATCTTCAGGGAACTTTATTACGTGATTTATGCACTTGAAATGCTCTAAATCTTGTGTTATTTCTTTTAATGTGTCTTGTGGAGCAGGTGTAAATGAATTCTTTAATGCTTCAGATGGTTTTGTGCTTATATAATCACTCATAGAGAATGCTTTGAGTGCATAAACACAAATATCAAACGGTGACATAGCTTCACTAGCATCCACAAAATCATTATAAGAAATCGATTTTAATTCTACCCATTCACCATTTTTGTACACCTTTATAAGGTTATCAGCTATAGTGATAGTACCTTCAGCAATAGTTCCTGTACTTCCAGCAGCATCATAGTCTACATTATAAGAAGTAATACCTTTACAAGAACTTGCATTTTCAAAATATGTGCCATAACTATCATAAGATATAACATTAAATGCGTTATTATAATCTGTCTTTATATCTGTTACAGCATCATTAGAAATTATTTTTGTATCATAATCATCTACTAATGTGTAAATAGCATCTGCATAATCTTTGCAAGTTACTAATGTATCAAATGTACCTACTATCTTCTTGAATGAAGAATACATCTGGTCTATTGTTTCTGGGTTCTTACCATTTGATATTGAACTTGGGTTAGAAACAGTAAATTTAGTAGTATCTATAGAAACATTTTCTGATATATAATAATTAGCAGGTGATATAACTTGATTTAATGTATTAGCCTTTACATTACCATTTATACCAGTAGTAACTATATACTTAATATCAAGTCCAGATTCTATAATGTTTGCAATATCAGATGGGAACTCAATATAAGGAAGCCCTAAACTTGAGTCATAATCTACTTTATAAACTTTAGAACCTGTAGGTTGTGTTAATAAATAATTCTGTTTAGTCCAATATGTACTTTTCTGACTTGTTGAAGTAATATTAGAAATAAATATACCATTCTGTGCAACAAACTTAGTAGGCAGATATAACCTGTTATTATCATCAATATTATCTAATGTGATAGTTTTTGAACCATTAACAGTAAGTTGAGAAATTGTACCTTCCATAAACATACAAGAAGCTTTAAGGCCAGCTTCCTGTATACTGAAATCTTCTACCTGAGTATAAGTAACATCTCCCGCGTCATTACTTATTACTAATGTAAATGCTGGAATTGGGAATGCTGTAAACTCTTCATCAGTAGAAGCATTATATGTAAAGTTAACTAAGCCCTTTGCAGAAACATAATATCTTGGGGTGTACCCATTCATTTCTACAAGGTTACGAACAGAAGTTTCTTGTGTTGCAGAAGGTAAGAAATTTTCAAGAACATTTTTATCAATATTATAATTATTATGGTCTGATATAAATGCTCCTTCTTTTAACAGAACTACACCAGGGTCAGACTCATTTGACAGTGATGGGTCCCAAGAATCTGTAAGTTGTTTTGCTAGATCCAAAAGGTCAGGATAAAAAGAAGCAAAGTCTTTATCCGTATATGACATTTTAGATAATTGAATATCTTCAGTAGTAATCATTTAATCTTCTCCTTAATATACTATACATTAGTATCTAGCAATACAATGTTATATAAGTTTGTTTGAAAATCTAATCTATTTATAGCCTCTATTGTCACTATTACTTTTGTGCCATCACTTTCAATATTTATATTTCGCCTATAAATTCTTATTTGTGGCATAAAGTTAGCAATAGCAGTGTAAATGTCATCTATTAATAAATCCTTGAGTATGGCATCATTCTGGTCATATAAATATCTCTTCAAGCCAGTGCCAAACTCTGGGTCTCCAAATAGTTCACCTTTTTCAGACCATAGTAACATTTTTAAATTTTGTAATGTAGCATCATAATCTTCTACAGTGTTAGTTACTGTTCTGGTAAACATATTTGGGAATTGAATTGATTTCATCATTTAAGTCACCTAAGTAATTATTCCCATTACATCATATAAGAACATACTGGAATAATCTCCAGAACCTTCCTTTTGATAAAGTTTGAAAAAATCCTCTGTAGAATAACCACCAATTTTAGTATTACTTGGTAAAACTATAGAATCTTCTACAATAAGATTACTTAATTTATGATAACCTCGTGTACCATCTTCTACACTTGTATATAACTTACCTAATATAACAGGAGTATCTAGTTTGTTATCTTCAAAACTAGCAAATACCACATCACCAACTTTATAGCCATTATACTCACCAGGTTGATTGCATAATAAAGCTTCAAATAACATTTCTTTATTTGTGTTATCTTCTAATGTCGGTATTCTTATAATGAATTTGTTGCTATTATACTCAGGTACTTCCTTTATTATAGCTTTAAATATCATTAGACCAGCTCCTCGTCAGCTGCAACTCTAGTTAATCCTAAAGTTGTTACATAACCTGACCCATCTACTCTGTCAACCTGGCTTGTTATAATATAATAACCAGATGCAGTATGTTTATGACCAAAGAATCATAAATTAAGTTTTATATAAGTCATTAATATAGCAGGTTTTAATAAACCTTTTATAGTTAACTCAGCTTGTATAGGAAATTCAGTAACCTTTGTCCACCAAGATTTATCAGCTTCATCTATTTCTAAATCTGCACCAGTTATTAATGGAGAAAATTCATACTCTATATCTCCATCTGCATTTATCCTTTTAATATAATCAGAACTTTTTATAGATTTGTTATAATTATAATAAATAGACCAGTTGCTTGAATTCTTTAATCTAAATGAAGTAACAATATTAGCAGTAGGATAACCTATATCAACTGTATATGTACACAATTTATTTAGCGTATTTACAGCTGTCTCAATGTTACTAACTTTAAAATATGGTCCGCCATAAACACCAGAAGTGTCCTCATATGTGGTAAGTGTATAAACACCTGTTTTTATCATACTAGTATCAGTAGTACTAGTAGGTGTCATATATTCTACTAATTTACTTATGTACTCTAAAGCAGAAATATTAGTGTATGTAGGAACATACACCATTTTATCAGATTGAGCAATAAGCCCATCTTGTTCTACTTTAGCTCTATCTTCCATTCCAGTAAATACATCTAATAAATTATACCTACTATCATATAAAATATTAAATATTTCTTCACTGGGTTTCATAGTTTTGCCACCAAAATTATAGCAACCACTTAATGTTAATGTTGCTGTGCTTGTAGCAGAAATAGTGTAACTTATAACTGAACTTCGCATATCAAAACTTGTTTGAACATCAGTTATAATGGCTTCTTCTCCAGTACCATCTATATTTTGATAAATATAATTAGGGAGTGAAAAGTCACCATAACTTATTCTTAATATTCTTGTATTTGATACACTACTAAATATACGCTCAAAGAAATTAGGGTCATTATATTCTGTTACAGGGTATTCTAAATTTATAGTGTATTGATTAACTGTGCCATTAATCTTTTTAATTTCTATGCTTTTAACATAGTTTGGATATTTCTCTTCTCTATTTTTATAGAGCCCATTGGCACCCATTGCTGTTCCGGCTTGTTCATATACTCCAAAAGTGTAACCACCAATTTCAACCCTAACAAAAGGAGCTTCAACCCTAGAAGTTGAAGCTAATAAACCATTGTTATGGCTGTTATTAACACTATAACCAGTACGCCCTATGTTTTCAAATTCATTAAGTGGAACTTGTGCCATTGATTACCTCAATATATTATACAACTTTATCTCTTAAATCTAATACCTGACAAACTTGGTATTTTTATTGTTTTAAAGTTGTTAAATAACACCATATAACTATCTTGTATTCGGTTAAAATCAGCTATTACCCAAAATAAGTCAGGTCTACCATAATATTTGAGTGCTAAACTGTCAAGTGTATCTGTATCTACTACAGTATGAAGTACATATTCTGTATCTTCATTTAACTGGCTTGTTATCCCATAAACATATTTATCATCTAATGTGTGATAATAATATGGGAAAGCACTATATCTTGAAGTATAATCATAAGATTTTATAGCTTTATCTTTTAAACAATCCATAATTAACTCCTATACATATTATTAGCAGAGCATATTCCCCTAAATGAACCTACCCTTGCAACAGTTTCAGCATCATATGGATCTGACTCAGAAATATTAAATTGAATATCTACACAAGCATATTTACCATCACTCATAATAGGCTTTTTCCTTGTTACAGTTATATCACTGCTAATAACACCTTTTATAAATGTTTCGTTACCAAGTCTTAATGCCACCATAGGAGGTTGAACACTCTTTGAACCATTTTTGTAAACTTGGTATTTAGGTAAAGAAGCAGCTTGTAAATATTTTACTAATGTATCTATGTAATCTTCTTCCTTTGCATTAACTACATTACTCTTAAGGTTGCTCACATTTTTATTGAGATCTTCCATTAAATCTCTATGCAAAGAGAAACTAATACTTACAGACCTTGGACCAGCATTGTTGAATGTGAATACTGGTGCAGATCTAGATAAGGCATTAGTTTCATTAAAAGAAGTTTTCATACTATCTGTAATAGACTCTGGGTAAAGAGGTAATATACAGAATTTATCTAAATGATAAAAATATATATAATTTGGTATAATATTTATTTTTTCTATACTAACCGGCATTTATATTCTCCAAATTATTTTTATTATTCTTTAAGTTATCCAAATAGTACTCTATATCTTTGTCTACATAAGTTAATAAATCTTTATGCTCATCACAAAATCTTAACTGTTCATAAACTAAAGTTCCTGGTGTATCTGAAGATTCTGTGCCTTCATCTATTTTGTAAATTTTTGCAAAATTAGTGTGAGTTATATCATTATACCTCTCATTTATATTTCTATTTATGTTGCTGTCCCAGATATCATAATAACCTTCAAAAGGCTTATGCTTATAAATAATATTTTGTATTCTTGCAACATTATCACTAATATCTTCTAAATGAGATATGGCATTAAATAAAAGGTATTCTACTAATCTATCTGCAAATGGATAACTCTCACCATCATTTACACTCAGTAATGATAATGAAGTAGTTGCAACCATTCCATCTAATTTTGCTTCATCACTATATTTAGCACTAGCAGCTATTTGACCCATATAAGAACTGCATGAGCCACTGTAATTACCTTCTAATACAACTATAGAAGAATTAACTTTTTTAGGTAACTTAATTAATAACCTTAAATTGTTTTCGTAGTCTTGATACCTTCTACTATTTTTACTTACTAAACCTACCGTCGCATCTGCAGGCATTGTAGTATCAAATGTATATGGCCTTGAAAAAGATGAACCTTGTATTTTAGTGAGTGTATTAGACACTAAAGTTTTAGCAATATCTAATACATTATCACCTGTATAGATTATGCAACAAATATCATAAGGTACTTCAGAATCTATAGCAATAGTATAAGTTTCATCAAACTTAACAGGCACTATATAATAATTATATAATGTGTCATCTGTGTCTATACTATATGTATTCACTGCACCTTCAGTGTAATTAGGATTAATACTTGAAATAGCCCCAGAGAAGTTTAATCCTATAGGGCGTTCTGTATTAAAACAATTATATAATGGCATTAAATCTAAATGCCTGTAATCTCTTATAAATCTTAAATAATCTCCTAAATATGTATGAGTATAAATATCATAATTAGAAGAATTTATAATTAAATTTCTAGTTAGGTTTGGCACCTTTTTGTTATATTCATAAGGTGCCTCTCTAACCAGTTTTAAATCAGTATCGCAATAATAAAGATCTTTATTTTTAATATAGAATTTTCCATCTCTTAATGGCTTGTTTTCATTATAAACTTTTGCCATAGGAAGATTAAAATCTTTTAAAAGTTCTTTTATATATCCAGTTATTATATGAGTGTTTTTAAATGTGTAATACATTAAATTGTACTCCTATAAACTAATATGTAACATCACTAGCACTACTGTTAGGTAACTCAGCCCAAGTAAATGGTGTATTAACAAGTTGTGCTGCATTATAAACATGGGCTTCTGCGCCATTACTTGACTTCATAAACCATTCAGATATCACATTATAAATATTCTGAATATTTATAGCCGTTACTGTCATAATATCTTGTAAGTAAGTTATATCGTTGCCAATAGTAACTGTATTAGCAGCTTCTGCTATTCTAGTAATTGTGCCAAAAGGTTGGAGAGGTAGTTCTATAATAGCATCTTTGACTTCTTCCATTACATTATAAACATCATTTATATCTTTTTTGGCCTCTTCCTGCTCAAATATCTTAGTAGATTTTTTAGTGGCACTTGTCTTTGTAGCTTTAAGAATATCAGACTCATCAGTATTAGCAATAATTGTTGAGCCTGATTGGTCAATACCTGATTTTGAACTAAATTGGGCTAATAATCCAGCATTTTTTATTACCATACTAGACTCATCCCCAGCCAAGGCATCATATATACTTTGAGCATTTGTTTTGCCACCAATTAAATTACTTGTAGCATTTATACCTGTAACAAATAAATCTGGTAGAGCAGCTATAAGCGGGACTATAGATGCAACAGAAGCCAACCCGCTTAAATCAAAAGAAGCACCATTACCTAGTATGCTAGTAGTAACAGATAACCCTTTCATAGTTTCAGAAGTTACCTGTGCTATCATATCTGTAATTTTATAAATGGAATATTGGTTTCTATCACTAGCCAAACCTGTGGCTCAATTATACATTAAATTGGAAAGCATATTTTCCAATTGTGTTGGAAAATATAAGTAATTGTTCATATTACCTAACAAATTACTTATATCATCATTTATAAAACCATTCTCAGTTACATTACCTACTTGACTTGCTGCTACTATATCTGATACAGATAAACCAAATATTCTACCATACTCAGATTTAACAACATTACTAGTATTGTTTGCCATACCAGCAATATAGGAAACAATACCCTGCATTAACTCATTGGCAGTATCTGCAGTCAAACCATTAGTCAATAAATCTGCATATGATTTACCAGCTACGGAAGCTCCCATAACAAGTAAATTCTGCATATTATTACTTGAAAGCCCTGATATATCACCAGCACCTAACTGACCTATTGCAGTAGCTAAATTCTGTATTGTGCTTGAAGACATACCAACACTTGATAATGAGCCCATCCACTGTTGTAATACTGCTTCTAATTCCATAGCAGTGTTACTTGCCATCAATGATTGAGCTTCTATCAATGCTTGAGATACACCCTCAAAACCTTCTTTAATGTACTGAGAAGTCTGATAGTTTTGATTTAAGAATTCTTTTAAAGAATACTCAATAGCCATCCTGTTGCTTGATAAATCTTTTCTTTGGAGATTAATCAAACGAGTCAGGTCACCTATGTTATTATAGTATTTCATACCTAAATCTTCACTTAAGGTTTGTAGGTATGCTCTCTGCTCAGCATTAAAAACTATGCCTTCTTTAATTAAATTTGATAGGTTATTATAAACTTTTTCTTGGCGCACTATACCTGTACCAGCAAGTGCTTCATTGAGATTCCGTGTTACATCTTGTAAGTTTCTGCCTGTACCATTAAGATTATAAGCCATTATTTCTTGTGTTTCCAAGAAACTGGCCATTGTTTTATCTAAATTGTCTTTTAATGTGCTACCTAAATTGAGAAATAATTGGCCCCAAGCTTTTCGACTTTCTTTCTCTATTTCATCAATCTTTTTAGCATTTTCTTCTTTGCTCTTATTTAGCTCTTCTTGAAGTTCGCGTTGGCTTTTTTCAGCTTCTTCCCTTTCTTTTCTTTTTTGTTTTAGGATGTCTAACTGACCTTTTTCCTCAGCTTCCCTTTCAGCTTTTTTGAGTTTAATAATTTCTTTTTCAAACTCTCTTACTGCTTTTTGCTGTTCTTTTATTTCTTTCTTAAGTTGTATAGAATTAACTATGGGCTGAAGTGCACTGGTGCTATTTTTATTTCCACCAATTTCACTTTTATCCATTCTTTTGCTTTCATCAGCCATTTAATACACCTTTAATTATCGTGAGAACGAATTTTATTAACTGCTTCTTCTGCCCTGTGTGCTTCTTCTACAATAAATTCTCTTAAATAACCCCTTTCAGCAGGAGTTATGTTAAGTATATCAACATAAGAAGTATTGCAGTTTTTAGATATGAGATAGCACTCTTCTACTATTTGTTTAAATCTTAAAGGCCCATAAGGTTTACCATTAACTATCAACTTCGGGTCTTCAAAAATCTGATGTAAATCGAAAGGGAGTGATTATATCACGAGCGCAATTAGGACAGCTAAAAGTCACTCTGGTATCAACCCCTACCTTTTCATTCATCTTTCTTGCTCTATTCAGAATTAAATTGGTATCTCTCATTGAGAGTTTCTTAATATAAGTCTGAATTGTTGCTGGATTTACAGGTTGTCCATCTATAGTATCTATTACAGATTCTATATTAAGCATAAGAGTTGGGTCCTCAGTCATTTCTGGGAACTGTTGCTTCATAGCCTTCTTACGCTTTTCAATATTATCGAGTGTCCTTGGTGTTTGAAATTTAAGTTTAATAATATTTTTAGACACAGGAAGTTCTATAATAGATAATTCATCTACAGATGGGTCATATGTATGAACATCAAGTTCATCTAAACTAAATTTACCATCAAAAGATTCTCCACAAAATGGACAAGTAACACCAAAAGCATACTCAGGTCCATATGTTACTACTCTAAGTTTATGAAGTAGATATTGATAATCCCCTAAGCAGAGGTCATAGACGGACATAGGAAGTTTATTCACTATGCAATCGTCTATAATCTCTGACATACTTTTAAATGGGCTTTCTGTTACTGTGAGTCTTTTCATTTCCTCAACAGTAGTCATACTTCTTAATTTTACAGTTGGGTCAAAAGGTTTAGCATAAATCTGACCCATTGATGGTAAAGTATATTCTTCTTGTATAGTTATATTATTCACGCGGTATTACCTCCTTGAATATATTATACAAAATTAATCTGGTAAATGAGGTATAGCTCTATCGTATCTAATAGTTGCTGTTATAGATTTCTTTCCAGAACTCTCATTGTCCCAGCCATCTTCAGTTATTTCTTTTACCCAGCATCCAATGAGGTCCCAATATCTAACAAGTGTATTATCAGGTAAATACTCCATAACTGTAGCATTTATCTTATACTTATCAGAGCTTGGAATTGTATCATTGATAACATCATAAGAAAGTGCCTGCCAAGCGAGTAATACAGATTTACCATCTGCACCAACGAAGTCATTAATCTTAAGTGAACCTGTGCGGAATGAAGGAACACCAGCATAGTACACTGTACTATTACCACGCTTTACAGGAATCTCTTCTTGAGAAAAATGAGGTACCTCAAAAGAAATAACTGAGAAGTCAATAATTTCTTGACCATTTGTTATATATGAATTTGCATCATTAGCGTTTTCAGCCACTTTCAGTAAATTAACATTATCAAACTTTGCTAAGAATCTAAAGTTATTAGTTCTTACAGGTTGATATACTGTAGGGTTATCAGCTAAATGATAAGAACCAAAATCTGCCATATTATTTTACTCCCCCTAACTATATTTCTTCAGTTACACTAGCACCTTGATCTGTGAGTATAACAGTTAAATCAAAATATTCAACAGCCTCAATGGGCTTTACATATAATGTAGCCACAATTTTGGCTTTTTCAGGTGTATCTTCTCTCTGCCAAGAATACCAATCAATACCTCTACCACTCTGCATTCTGTCAAGTAAAGTATTATTAAGACCTTTGAAATTAATCCAAGTAATATCATCGTTAGGCTCAAATGTTACCCTAGTAGCAGAAGCATACATCTGTTTCGCAATATCACATATTAACATTCTCACATTAAGATATGTTCTATAAGAAGTGTTATCTTTACCTGGCTCCTTATATCCTACCTTGTTACCCCAAACTCTAATTCCATAAGAACCCTTATACATAATTGGGTTGATGTAGCAATATAATGTTACAGAAGTATTGTTATAAGTATCACTATCGCCTTGGAGTACACTCATTAAAGCATCACCAACATTATAGTTTAAAGTGGATAAGCTCGGAATGTAACCTCTGGACACACCAGAAGCAGCAAGCCAATCATCATTAGTGATAATGCTATTTGCAAATGCACTTAAGTAACCGAAGCAAGCAGGAAAATTGCAACTATCTATATTATTTGAATAGGAACACTTATATGTTCCCCAAGGATAGAATATAGCTGAATACATATGAGATGCACCTAAGGACAACATTTGAGCTCTACTAATAATATTAGTAGGATTATTGCTATCATTATTAACATTGGTATCAGTATCGGCTTGAAGTTCTACTAATGCTAATGCATCTGTTCTATTTTGAGCAATTGCAGCTAAATCATCATAGCAACCACCCATTGTATATACAGTACCCTCAGAAGTTTCAGTAGAAACAACTAATGCATTAGCGTGAGCACCAGTAGTTATAAACTTAATGTTATATAAGTTCTTATCTTTAAATTCATCAAATAACCCTTTTGAACTAATGAGTGTTGATAAAGCTGTTTCAGCTGCAGCTTCATCTGCAAAACTACCAATACCTTCAGAGTCTACATCTGCACCATCTTCTGCAGTAACCTTATGAGGCTTTACATATACTGGTAACCCTTTTCCTATAAGTTCACAAATCATATAGTAAGATGGGTCTATTCCATCACCAATAAGTGTTACATTACTTGTAGGTATAGCAGTTTTAAATGCTCTCGCATTTGAATACCTTGTTACTTGTAAATTAGTATCATCTTTTACAAATAACGGAACTAATACATTACTTTCAGTAGCACTTAATTGACCAATAGAAATATTTTCTTTTTCATAAATATTAATATTTGGCATTTTCTACCTCTCCTTGAGTTTCTAAAACTATTACTTCTCCAGTTTCAATTTTCCAGTTATCCATAAATGGTACACTGAACAGATAAGCATCGTCAATATTTAACCTTATAGTCATTCTTGTGAATTGACCACTTATTAACCGTTCAGGTATAGAAGAACTATCTGATACTGGAGATTCTACCAATACAGTAGAATTATGTATTACCTTTGCATTGTTATATGGTATCTCTATATGCAACCTTGGATAATTTATAAAGTTGAATATAAAGTTCCTAACATATTCATCAGCTTCTGCAAAGTATCTTGTATAAATATCTAGCTGATAAGATAATTTTATAGGAATAGCATTTAATAAAGATGATTTATCTTCAGTATACTCCAAATGTCCACCATCATAACTTAAAGCTTTCTTTGCTGTAGAAATTATTTCTATATCATTATCTCGAGATAAAGCAATCATTGGCAAAGTGATAGGCTTATCATTATTCTGGTCCACCTTCATTTGAAAAAGTCTAGTAGTCTCATCCGGAGGTAATACCCTAAGATTTGGATCTTTTACCCAGTCCTTAATCTTGTTTACTAATGCTTGGTCGTAATATCTAATTGCCATTTACTAACCTCTTGGGAGCCACATATTAAATATATCTTCTATGTTCTCCGATACAAATTTAAATATCTTTAGCAATATAGGATAGCCTTTTATTTGTGTATTACCATAAGTTATAAGGTTTACATAATTTATCATATAACCATTATTATATCTTATTCTTTTATCAAGTTTAATAGTTATAATATCCTTATTAACTTTTGTAATAAGCAATTGTTTTAATGCTAACCTTAAAATATAATATGAATTTATATTAAATAGTTCATCAAATTGTTTAAGTAATCTACGATTTACAGAACTATCCAACATATTTAACATATATTGTGGTAAGTAATTGTAGACAAAATTGTCTATGTTTACTGTGTATGTTGTGTTAATCTTTAGTTGAATTTGCATTTACTATCTGTTGTGCAGCCACACTGGCTATATTAGCTTCAGCCCCGGCATCTGATAACATTTTCTGAAGATCGTCAGCTTTCATATTTCTAATATTTTTGGTTATATTATTATTAGAAGTCCTGTCTACCCTTTCATAAGAGTTGTTGTTACGAGATCTTAAACTTCTTAAATATGCATTAAAACCTTTTCTATCTCTTATACTATTTCTCAAACGAGCTTGAGCTTTAGGGTCACCAGATTTGCCATAGAAGAAATCAACATCATATGTAACAACCTCTAATTGCACACTCTCATCTTCTATATTAGTATAAAAATATGTAAAATATAAAATACATTGATTAGGGTCACCAGTGTCTATATACCTTCTATTTAACCCAGTACTTTTATCTAAAGTAATATTATAAGCCTTTATAAAATTATCTTCAGAAGTTAAAACCTTTTTAGCTGCATCTTGATTAATAAAGTGAAGAAATAAATTACCCTTATCACTTAATGGGTTTTTACCAGCACATTCAGCATAATATCTTACAAACTCAGGACTGAACTTATTTAATATTTCTGCAGCTGTTTTTCCTACATTGTCATTTATATATTTTACAAATTGTTCTTTAAATACATTGTCATTTTTAGTTTTTCAATCGACTGCTGTATCTATAGCTGCTTCAACTAAATATCTTTTAATATTCATTAGTTGCCCTCGTTTAATAAATTAAAATTAGAAAAATTAAATTCTTCTATTTCGCTTCTTTGTGCTGTGTCTGCATACTCAGGAACTATTCTACAAGTAATACTTGCAGGATAAACCATAATTGCAGAAAGTTCTACTACCCTGAACACTCTGAAACAAGTGTTATCGTACCCACTAGGTATCTTGAATAACCCACCAACCTGTAAACCATCTAAGTCATATGGCACATGGATTAAAGCAGAATCTGTCATAAGTTCAGCATTCCAACCTAATTTCTTAGCTGTTTTCTGGTCAATATGTTCTTCAAATATAACACCAACAGGAACTTCTTCACTGTAAGTTAATGGCTTCATCTCTCCTTGCAGTGTATAATCTTCAGTATGAACTGGCGACCTATACAGTGCTTTTATACCAAGAAGATTTACCATCTCAATAAACCATTTCCTATGAAGTTTTGTATCTGAATTTACAAGTAATCCGTAATTATTATTCTCCATAGGTCAATTTAATTACCTCTTTACTCTACCACAAACTTTTGTTCTATTAATCTTTCCTTCTGTAAGATTTCTTGCAGTGTAGTTATAAGAAAGACTTTCAGAAACATAATTATTATTCTTTAATGAACCTCTCACTCTGAATGATTTAGGAGCCTTAGAGAATGTTGTGTTATATCCTTCAAGGACAACCTTTCCAGTCTTTGTTTCTGTTGCTTCAGTAAATACAAATGAAGATTTCATAGCCTTATTGTTCTTAAACTTAATGATACCTTCAACTAATATTGTATCACCACTATCCTTAATACCTGTTGTCTTGAATGTATTAACATTCTCATAAACTCTTCTAAGATAGGATTCTACTAAGTCATTAAAAGCACATTCATCAAAGTCATCAATGTCTGACCCTTCTTCATCGTCTTCTTCATCAGCACCTTCATTGACTGAATTACCTTTTGATTTAAGAGATTCTTCAGGAATTTCTTCTTCCTCTTCTTCCTTTTCAGTTTCTTCAAATTCATCAGGTATAGGAAGTTCTTCTTCATCTTCAGCAGGAAGTTCTTCCATATCGGCTTCAGCTTCAATATCATCTAATGTTTCTTCTTTATTATCAAGAATATCAGCTTGTTCTTCATCAGTTAAAGGAACAATCTCTTCAGCTTCAGGTTCTTCAACTTCTGATTCTGTATCATCAGTTAATTCAAACTCATCTTCAGTTAATGGAGTGGTTTCTATTTCAACACCGCCATCTTCTTTAGTTGACATCTCAAGATGAGTATCTTCTGTATCTACAGAAATATTCTCTATACCTTCTGCGAGAGATTCATTTTTAAATGAAAGTGGATATTGATTTAGTAATGACATAGAAACTTGTACTGGAGTAACACCTACCTTAGTATACTCAAATGTTCTACCATCCTGGTCATATGGACCATAATGTGTTACAGTGTTAGATTTAACCACAAAATCATCACCATAAAGCTCTCTGCAAGTATTTTCAAATGCTTGTCTAATTTTACGCTTTTGAGAAGGTGTCTTGTCAGGGAGTGGCATTACTTGAAGGGTGCCACCACTGGTATAAAAATCCCAATTGCGTAAATCCCAGCCTAATTCTTTGCAAACATCTTTGCAGACTTTAAGTAATAACTTATCTGTGTCATATTGATAATCAGTGCCCCTACTTGCCTCTCCCCAAGTCAGTATTTCTTTGTCAGCAATTTCTAACTTATCCTTTTTGTTGAAATTATACTTTTCTGGAGATTCTTGAAGTCTCTTCTTAGCAATTCTGTCTCTTAAAGATTCGACAGGTTCTTCTTCTGCTGGGTTGTCTTCAGGTTCGAGTTCAACTTCTTCTTCTTCATCAGCATCTTCAAAGTCTACATCATCATCAAACTTTTCAATCTTGCCAATGACTGTGTAACCCATAGCAGTACCACATACAGGGCATTCTTCATCAATGTTAGCCAATTCAGAATCTTCATCAATAACTACATCGGCTTCATCTTTGTAAATTCTGCTGTGGCAACAAGTGCATTCCAAAATAACTTTACCAATGTAATTGTCTGATAAATCTTCCTCATCTTCTGCAGTTACATCGATAATAGGCTCATCTGGGATTTCTTCAATATCGTCCGCAACAAATGACTTAAGTTCATCAACTACATCTCTGTCTGCAGATAAATCAAAATCATCTTCAATGAGTCTAAGTTTTTGGAAAGCTTCTAAAATATAGTTTTCCATTTAGTCCTCCTGTTTAAAATAATGTGAGCTGAGAATTGCGGCCGTTCAACTCACATTTCTCAGAATTTCAATTTATATTAAATTTAGCAATAATTAATAAACAAATAATTGTTAATCTACAGGGTATACGAAATTTGCCTTTGTTCTCAACCTTTCCCTTAAATCAGCTAATTCTGTATTACCTTCAGTAAGTAAAGTTTCACCATCTTGAGTCCATAAAGCATTTGATTGAGTATACCTTGTTCTTATTCTTCCTAATGCAATCTTAGAATAAGCAAGACTTAATTTAAAAAGAATATCAATCCAATAGTCACCTATAACTTGGTCAACTACTTCTAATTCTGGGATATACTCAACAGTTAAAGCACTTGCATTACCCCCAGAATAATTTACATATAATTTTCTACCTAACTTATCTTCCTTAAAAGAAAGGTCTGTTGAAAGTGTATTTGATACTTGCTGTGCTGTATTATATGCTAAGTATCTATATGCTCACTTTGTTGTACCATAACCACCAAAGTTATTAGCCATATTCCAATAAGCAATTGCCATTGGGTCTGAATAATTCTCTGCAGAAGTAGTAGTACCAATACCATGTTCTCTGTAAATAGCAGATACAGTATTTATTTTAATACCATTAGCTTCTTCAACTTCAGCTAAATCTATACAACCACTTGCAGGTACAGTGACTAATTGTGTAGCATCATAGTATCTATTTACTTCCTGCAATGCCATCTTTACAATAGCAGCAAAGCCTTCATCATCTATTTCAGATTGAAGTACACCCCCTGTGAGCATTAATTTTATTTTATTGACATAGTATTCCATTGAAAAACCCATTTAATTATACCTCATTATAATTTTTCTTCCTCCTCAGGAACTTCTTCATCAGCTTCATACTCACCACGCTCATTTGCCACATTTAATAATTCTGCATCTTCTTCGTTGTCCATAGCATTAGCTAATTCATCATCTTCTGTATCTAAATCAACCTCTTTACTACTATATTCTTCATAGGAAATATCATACAACTTAGGAAATATTAACTTTGCAAACTTAGCTTCATAGTGTTCTTCCATGTACCCAATATAATTAAATATAGTAGTTGCTAATTTCATAGCCCAGTCTAAATTAGCCAGTGCAGCCATCACGTGTTTGCAACCAATTCCTTTATTATTATCTGGGTTTGTTATCTTAGCTGGCCTTAACTCAGGTCGACCTCCATTAAAGCCTCCCTTTGTTGAATAATATGAAAATCTATATTGCCAATCTGGACAAGAACAAGCAATATAAATGTCTTGATTATTTATAGCATTTATTAAAGCACGATAAACACACTTATATTCTAATACACCATTGTTCCTATCTATTTCTCTTTTTATATCATCTGTGATACCTTCAAAAAGAAATTCAACAGAATAATTATCTGTTTCACCGTGTACTGGTAATATAAAAGACAATAAATTAGCTCTCCATAAAGCATTCATATCTACCTTATTAAATGCTTGAAGAGTATTATATATGTGCTGTAAATTTCTACGCTCATATCTAGTAGTACCATATGATTTTACAGGTGCTACATTTTTGCTATTATCTAATAATTCTTTTCTTGTTGCTTCATTTATATTCATTATTTTATACCATATATTAAATTTAGCAAGATAATATATAAAAATATACACAAAAAATGAGTGCATCTTTCAATGCACCCAAATTTGTAATAAATATGTAATCCTTTGGAGGTTAATTTAGATAAGGTTGATAGTCATATGCACCAAAAGTAGCAACATAAGGATAAGTACTACCAGGGTAAGAATGATACACCCATTGGTCTTTATACTTTTTAGCCCTTGACTTTTTAAGAGTAACTACTTTACCATAAGGGTTAGCAACTATATCATCTGCAAGTGTGTCATAATATCTTGGACCGTTGAAGACACATAAGGCTTCTTGAATAATAATCTCATTGGGCTTAATATCAATTACTGTATATGGTTTTTTAACCATATCTACCCAATAATCACCGGTTCTTTGTGAAAGGTATAAAGGTGTACCTACTGTTATTTCCATAATTGCCCCCTATATATGACAGTCAACTATTGCTACATAGTAATCTTCAGGTTCCTGATTAAGCAAATCTATATATTTTTTAGTGAAGTTATCTTCATCTTCTTCATTTGCAAAAGATATTCCCCACCAACCCATCTTGCCAGGTTCTTCCCAATTACCTTCTGAAGTAAGAATAGCATATGTTCTTCTATTATCTACATCTTCTGATACATAATCTTTGAGTTCTTTAACTGTCATAATATCTTTGCCATCAAACTCTCCAGACCATCTGCCACCTATAGTCCACCAGTCCCATTTGGAGTTTCTGTTATATTTAGATAACAAGTTACCATCTTTATCATAAACAGAATCTGAATATGTATTTATTTTATAAAAGTCTTCATCTGTTTTAGCATTAAATAATTTTTCTGCAAGTTCAATCTGACTTGGTATAATAAGTCTATTTTCTTCTTGAGCCTTTTTAAGCTTCTTTGCATATTCCTTTGCATCTGCTATGATTTCTGATTTAGTCATATATATATAATATTCTTCTTCAGGTTTTCCTTCATCAAAAGGTTCTAAAATATCATTAAGTACATCTTCTGTGGGATATTCTTCAGATATGACTGCTACTGCATAATGTGACATAAATTAAGCCTCCTTTACGATTTGTTGCATCAAAGTATCTACTATATAATGTGATATAAATTAAGCTTCCTTTATAATTGCTCTTTTGAGAATTTCACTATATTCTTTATCAGAGCTATAAAAATCATCTACCTTATTAAGCTTTATGATTTGTTCATAGGTTGTGGGTTCATTATCAAATATTATTATGTAATAGCTTGGAGCTTCACCCTTAATTGTACCCCAGCCATTTCTTTCATTATAATATCTTTTTTCAATAGCCTTTTCATTTTCTGTTGCATTGAAGTATCTATTCATCTCACAACCTCCATTTATTTATTACATTGTGATAATAACATAAAAGAAGTTGTTTGTAAACTAAAAAAGAGAGTGCCGAAGCACTCTCTAATTTGTTTAAGTTTAAATTAATATTAAACAGCCGGAACAATGCTTCCGTCAGAAGCAATTTCAACTTGCTGAACCTGTCCAAGGAACATATCGTTTCCAGTTGTAATCTCAATCTTTGCAATAAGGGAAGCGTTCAGAATCTTCATATCATACAGAGTGGAGAAGCCCTGAGACATTGTTCCATCAGCAAATCCGAGTAACTGTGTAGGAACGATAGGCATATAAGGTGCAAATACACCAGTTGCAGTCTTTCCATCAGCACCGAGAACACCAAGGATACATTCTTTTCCAAGCATCGGAGAAACAACAACCTTGAGTCCGTTAACTGTACCAGCAACATAAGGTCCATTAGCAACAGAAGCATTAGAAGCATTGAAGCCAGGAACAAATGTGAGAATAGGCATTACTTCAGGACCAACAAGCATCCAGTTAGGCATAAATCTACCAGTTACCTTGTAGATAGCAGCCTTAGCCTGTTCAATCTTTCTTGCAAATCCTTCAGCCTTCATGCTGTAGGAAATTGTATCAAGCTCTTCATCAATCCACTCAACAAGTCTAGCATCACCTTTAGCAATCTTGTCAGCTTCTTCTTTTACCATGAATACTGCTTCAGCATCAATTTCATACTGGAGTTCAGCCTGTGCCTGCTGAGAAATTGTGGATTCGAAGTCCATACCATAGTCATTCTTGCTCTGGAATGCAGCAATCTGAGAATAGTAAACAGCAAGTCTTCTTGCTCTTGCAGTAAGAGCAATACCATGCATTCTACCAGCTAATGTAGGCAGCTTCTTCTGAGGAATGTACTGGTTGTCATAGATATACTTCATCTTGTGACCAACAGTACCATTTGTAACTGTTCCATCAGCTTCAACAGCTAATTCAGTTGGATTTCCTTCACTATCAAGTGCGTCCATATCGAATGCAACTTTGACAGGAGTCCAAGATAACTTCTTATCAGCTGCAAGTGTTTCAACAACAGCCTGTCCAGAGTAAGCTTCCCTCTCAGCTGTCATCTCGCCAAATCCCTTGAACGGGGAAGCGATAACATTATGAGCATTCCATTCTCTGTCAGGATCTTCACCATAAACAGACATAGCATTATGATATGGGTCAGCTGCTGCTTCTCCACCAGCTCCACCCTTCTCTGTACCAAGTGCATACTCCATATATGTGAGGTATCCAGTGAAGGAGCTCATAGGAACTACCATGAAGATTTCATTTACAATAAGATTAGGAATTGCGAGAGTTGTGATATCAAGTGCGAATACCTTAAACTTGCCGAGGTCGCTTCTCTGTGTTCCAACAGAGTTAGCAAAAGCTTCGTTCATAAAACGTGCAGTGTTATCTAAGCACATAGCTGTGACCATTTTTCTCTGGTTGGAGAGCTTGTCACCTGTTTGCTGTGTGAAATATTTTTCTGCAATGGCAAGTCTATTCTTATAAGATTCCATTAAATTGGCCATTATAATTTTACCATTACCTTTCTTTTTAATTAATTAAATTTTCCAGAGAATCAGAAACAACATCATCGTTGTTTATATACCCACCATTAATATATTCATTTGACTTCTTTACATCTACTTTAGTATGCTCATCAAGTCTAAATGGCAGCTTGTTCATATTTAATTTATATTTATTTAAATCTTCACAAACTGTATCTATATCTTTGAGTTTATAAGATTCTCCAAGTTTTTGTTTTACATCGTCTATATTAAGACCATAATTATTGACTTTAATTTTGAGATAACTCTCTCTTAAAGCAGTGTAACTCTTTTTATATCTGCTTACTAAATCCTGGGACTTATTAAGTTTCTCAGTCAAAGAGTTCACATTATCAGTAAGCTTTTTATTTTGTGCTCTGACTTTATCAAGTTCTCCTTCAGATTCACTTAACTTCATCTTTGCACTTAATTCAGATCTAGATAATTTTTCTATAATCTGTTTGTTATCAGCTATTTCTTGCTCTTTTTCATCAAGTGTCTTATTTAAAGCTTTAGCCTTTAATGAAGATTCACTTAACTTGGCAGCTGCTTTTTTGTATTTATCTAACTGCCCTCTAAGTTCCTTAACCTTGGCATTGCCAACTGATAATTTCTCCTGGAGTGAGAGATTATAAGCTTCTAACTGTTTCACTTTTTCAAGTGCTTCTTGGAGCTCAGCAATAATTTGAGGCTCCTTGTCTTCTTCAGATTTGTCATTGACAACTTCATTAGATTTATCTGAACTGACTTCGTCAGATTCATTCATATCTTTGAGTAATTTATATGCTGTTTCTGCATTAGGGTTACCCTTTGCATTTCTTAAAACTTTTTCAGGGTCACCAGAATCTTGCATAAGTTTGATATAATCTTCTATAGAACCATTAGCACCTTCATTAACTTCTACACCAAGTTCATCAAGTGCTTCTGTCATAATTTTCTTATCTTCATCAGAAGCTGTATCAATAACTGTTTGCAAACTCTCCTTTAATGTTTTGCCATACTTCTTTGTAGTATTGAGAGACTCAACAAATTGAAGCCTTGCAGATTCAACAGCAGGTATTTCAACCAAATCAAGTGCATTTAATTGATAGGTATCTGGGTCAACTTCATCACCATCAAAACCTTCAATTATATCACCAGTACCTCTGGTAGAAATACCAAATTTATAACCATACTTTGCTAATTGATAAGCAATCTTTCCAGCTGGGGTATCAATAATATCTACATAAGCAATTAAATTACCTTTATCGTCCTTAACAGGAGGTTCAGGCATAACAATTGCTACCCTATCCATCTCAACCTCTTCTCTGTCAGCAGGATGGCAAAGTTCTCCGAAAATTCCCCCATTAGCAAATCTTTCTTTTACTAAATCAGAATTGAAAACCTTTTCCCAAAGTTCTTGGCTATATTTTCTACCATTTCTAGTAGGGTTAGCAAAAGAAGCAACAGGTCCATATAAACGACCTAGAATACCTCTTCGTGCTTTTTCTTCTGCACTTATATTTTTAAATTTTAAAGAGTCACTCTCTGTAAGTTTTTTCATTACATAAAACCTCTTTATTTATTTAACAACTTTACATTAAATTTAGCACCAATAAAATTTAGAATTTTACTTATTTTATCATCTCAAGCACTTTTATATCTGCTTTATACAAAGCTAATAATTTATATGCTGGATCTAAATTAAAATTATTAAAATAGATATCTAATACTTTTATTATTTCATCAGCACGAGCATGCTTTAAAAACATAGCTTTATCTTCACACTCATACTGTAGTATCTGATTAAGTAAAGCTGATAATGTAGTTAAAACTGTTTTAGCATCTAACTGTAAGTTTTCATCAGCTTTCATTATATTTATGTAAAGCTTAGATCTTTTCTTATTATAAGATTCTCTAAGTTTTTCATAAAAGTTTAATAAGTCTAAAGATCTATTTTCATTTATTTTCTTTAATGTTTCGAGTGGTATTATTTGAGAAGAATATAAATTATTTATATCATCTTTAACATCAATACCTTTACTCTGTAAGTCAGTAAGTAATAGTAAAATATCAGAACGACTTATCATATTGTCTCCTTTAGGCAAAGCCTACTAGTTTGCATCTGTGTAATTAATTCCTAATTCAGCAAAAGATGGTAAATTATCCTCTGCTAATAATTCTCCTTCTCCTGTTTCAAATCCTTCTTCTGGGGCTTCCATTGGTGTTGAACCTACTTCACCAGGTGTAGGTAGCTCTTCTTCACCACCCATTTCTTCACCACTACCGAAGTCCATATCGCCAAAGTCCATATCTCCCATTTCTTCAGAATCAAAGTCTTCACCTTCACCACCAGTTTCAGTATCTTCGGCTTCTATTCTGTCAATTTCAGCTTGAATGGCTGTGAGTACTTCTGTGTCATTAACAGCACCAGCAAGTAAAGATTTAAGAACTTCAAGTTTTGTAACCTTATCATCAATATCAGCCAGAAGATCCATAATATCTCTAATATTAGAAATGGTCTGTGCAAGGTTCTCTTTTCTATCCTTCTCTTCCTGAGTAGTTGGAGCTTGCATTCTTATAGTAAATTGGTTTATGTAATTTGTTAAACCTTTGTCTAAAAGAATTAAATTTATAGCATCTGTAAGAGCTTGGCAATATGCATTTTGTATTCTCTTTACAGTTTTAGCATATCTTGAAGATTTAAGTGATAATGAATTACCATTGTTGAATAAAGAACCATCAGAATCACCTTCACCTAAATAAGCACCTGGTATACCAAGAGATGCAAATACTTTATTCTTGAAATAGTTAAGGTCTGTTAAGTCATCTGAGTCAACCTGACCTCCTATTTCTCCCATTGATAATGCACCTGTACCATCGTGTGTAGGTATATAAATAATATTTTCTATAGGACCAGGGTTAGTATAATCTTCATATGTTTTACCAACACTAATAGCTGACTTTTGCTCAACCATAGATTTAATTCTTTGAAGCAGTGTACGAACATCATTCTTCTCCATATCACCAACTTCAACTTGAACTGTTCTTACAATAGAAGATTTTGTTATTCTATTTAATAATACTGAATTTTCAAGTAAGGATAACTCTCTCCAAATTCTAAATGTATTATAAAGGATTGACTGGCCTCTTTTTACATCATAGGTATAAGAAGTATTATCTTCATCATTTGATATAGAAACTTCTTCTCCTATTCTATTAGAGTTATCTTCAAGGCAAGCGTGAACAAATTCTGTTGCAGGATATAAATCTACATCAGAACGCTTAAAACTATAATTATTAAATAAATTTTTATAAATAGGGTTAACTGTATCTTCTGTTATATTCTTTGATAATATGTGAGCTCTAATATAACCTGCAGTTTTACCAAACTTTTGTAACTCAAATACTTCAGCTGGGTTTCTATGCATTTCAAGATATTCTACATAGTGGTCTTCATCTTTAAATGCTTTTAAAATTACATCTTCATTTAACTGCTTTTTATCAAAGATGTTACCCATACTATATTCAGATTGTCTATATAATTTTAGGTATAAATCACCATATTTAATTAATGAATGTACTCAAGAATAGGAGTGCTTATCTACATTAATTTGGTCAAGTAAATATTGAACCATACCTAAGACATGCTCGTCGTCACTCTCTACCCACACTATCTGACCTTTATCATTAGGCTCACAACAATCTGCAGTATAAATATCTAAAGCAATAGATATAATTGGATCTTCACACATTATATCTATCATATTATAAACTTCATCTCTGGATTGTGATATAGTGGTAAAAGCATTTAAATTATTTAAATCTAATGTACCATTATCTGATGCATATATGATATTATCATATAGTGTACCTTTAGTATCTATATCATTTATCCTGTCAGGTAAAGGTTTAGCTATTGCTTTATTTGCATAATTTATATTGTCAAAACCTTCTGGCATTTAATTTCTCCTTATCACCAAATTAGTCCATCAGCTATGCCAGCTGTTATCTCTTCTGATTTTCCCATTCCAAAATCTAAATAATGGTCTTGTTCAATTAATTTAGCATTATCTTTATAATAAGATTCTTTTAATTCATTAGTAAAGTCATCTAAGTCATAATCTTGTGTTAAATTAAAATCTGTAAATGTAGTTAAAGACTCTCCATACTCATAAGCATATTCATCTGCATGTAATGAAGCGTGCCATAATGAACCACATATAGCATCAGCACAGTCCTTAGAACCTTGTGTTCCTTGTTCAGGGTGCTGAATATGACCATCAGATTCTCTCTCAAGTCCTAATATTTCATCTGTTAAATGGTCACATCTATTATATACAATAAGTCTTCTATCATATATAGTTGACTTAAAATAAGCATATTGTAATTGTGTTTTAGTTTCACTATCAAGTCTATCAACTGATATTGTTTTTGTTTCAAACCCATCTGCCTCTAATTGTTGAGCTAATTGTGCAGATTGGAAAGTATCATATGAAATACCTTTTATTTTAAACCCTTGCTTTTTAAGTCATCTTATAAAAGTTCTATGTTTATCAAAAGATATTTCATAACCTTTTGGAGCTTGAATTGCAACATGGAAGGCTACTTGGAAAAACAATTCTTTTGAAGCTGCTTCTCCCTCAACTTTTGGGCTCTTTCCTAATACATACACACCAGCAATACCTGTTTTATCACCAGACATAGACATATCCAAATGTATGTACAAGAT